TCTGCCCGAGGCCCGTGAACTGGGTCCAGGACAGGGCCGTGGTGTCCACGGTGATCGCACCGTCGGTGACCAGGGTGTAGGCCTGGTCCGCCCGAGTGCCCTCCATCACGAAGACGGCGGCACCCTTAAGTTCCGCGGCGGAGTTGGCGTCCGTCGCCCGGGTCAGGGCGGCAGAGGAGCCGCTCCAGACGTAGATGCCATTCTCGGCGGGAGCGGTCTGCCCGAAGAGGAGGACGCGGTCGCCAGACGAGAGCGTGACGCCATCGATTGCCGAGCCGGGGGCCTCTAGGTCAACATCTGCAGTGGAGGAGGTGCGGACCGCGGCCTTCCAGGACAGACCCTGGACGGCGCCATCGACGTAGCGCTTGTTGGCGGCGTCGGTGTCGTTTGTCGGGTCAGCGAGTCCGGTGATCTTCTGGCTGTTGAGGCTCACCGCAGCGGTGGGAGCAGCGAACTGATCCAGGCGCGAGGTCTGAACCTGGGTGTTGAACTGGGTGGTGTTCAACTTGGAGATCGAGATATTCGCGTCGGACTTGATGTCCGCATCCACGACCGAGCCAGTCAGGTTCAACTTGCTGTACGCAATGGCCGCGTTGGACGCAACGTCGGCATTGACGATGCTGCCCGTGAGGTTCAACTTGGTGTAGGCGATCGCCGCGTCCGACTTGATGTCGGCATTGACGATCGAGCCCGTCAGGCTGAGTTTGGTGTAGGCAATAGCCGCGGTGGCAGAGATATCCGCGTTGACGATGGTCCCATCAACGATTGCTGCCGACGTGACAGAGCCTGCGGGAAGGGCACTACCGTCGGCGGGCATCCAGCCGCTGGTGCCCAGTTCGGTGTCTCCGGTGTAGACGAAGAACTTCTTGAGGTCGGAGCGGAAGACGAACTGACCAACCGCAGGCGAACCCGGGAAGGACGCGGTGTTCTGAGCCGCTACGTTCTGGATCTCAAGTTTGCTGAGATCAATCGGGGTGAGGAACTTACGGGCCATTCGTCAACTCCTAGGAAAGGAAGGCTTGTCCGCTGATGGGTGCCGAAAAAATGACCCGTAACCTGTACTTAGTAAGGTGCTGTAGTTCTCCCTCGACAAGGGTTCCGGCGGAATCCATTGTCGTGATGTTCGGATAGAAGCCAAGGCTGTGCTCTATCTCCCAAGTATTGCTGGAAACCGACTGGGTGTGGTGGTAAGCCACCTCCAATGTCTGGCTGCTTCCGTCGATAAGGCCGACGGTGATGGTTTGCGGCGATACGACACTGACCTGGATGATTTCCTCTGGGCTTGCGGTCACGGCATACCTCCCCAGGAGATCGAGTACTGCTCCCACCCAGTCGGTGAAAAATTGCCCTGGGGCAAGGCGTCGCGGGTGACCTGCCTGCGACAGAAGACCGTGCCGGAGATGTAGGTCTTGACGTCCTCTGGGTCAGTCTTGGATGTCAGTTGGATGTCCCAATAGGCACGAAGAGGCAGGCGACGGGTCTGCTCGGGTGTCAGCGAGATCCGGACCTTGCCCTGCGGGTAGTCCTCTTCATTGGTGGTGAACTGGGCTGCGTACACCGCCGACTCCGGGTACAGCCGGATCTGGGCCAGGGCGTCGTAGCCGGTGACATCGAACGGGAAGTCCAGGACCACGCTGAACGAATCGCCCTGAGTAAGAACAAGGTCGTAGCGGCCTGCTGAGTCGGGTGCGGCGGGGGCGCCGTAGGTCGGGATCGGCAGGAAGATCCGCTGGGGCCGAGAGCGGTCGTCCACTTCCTGCGGAACGTAGACCGGAACGTAGCGGTTGGTCATGCGGCTGATCCTGCGGAGCGTGAAGATCTCGATGCGCTCCAGGCCCACGTTGAGGGCGGCACACAGTTCGCGGTACTGCTGCTTGCGCTGCTCGACCATCTGCATGAGTTGGCGGTAGCGCTGGGACCGAGGCACCCCGACCCCGTCGGGGGTGGAGATGTCGATGTCAAAGGAAGAATCGGTGGTCAGGGCATACAGGGCGAAGATGGTGGACAAGATGGCGACCGGGTACTCCTCGATCACCGGAAGATTCGCCACCGTGATGGCGCGACCGAACTCATCGACCCGATTGTGGGCGTGCTGGCGCAGGGCCTGGTCGGTGAAGGAGTCAATCTCCTCATCGGTGAAATACCGGTAGTAGGTCCCATTCACCACGATGGGGTCGCCCTCAGTGGGGGCGGTGTCGAAGGTAAGGACGCCCGTGTGCTCCTCGACCTCGACGTCGTTGGAGACGTCGTCCCCGTCTGCCAGGACGACCAGGGACGGCCCATTGACGGGGGAGTAGGGCATCTCGTAGCGCTGCGTGCCCGTCGCGTCGATGCCCCACACGAAGGACCGGGGGGGATCGTTTATCTCCAAGCGCACGCGAGAGCGCAAGGAATCAACCGTTGCCACGGCTCCTCCTCCTGGTCATCTCCTTCTATGGTCGTGACCAGGAGGGGAACCGTCAGGCTCAAGCGGTGTAGAGATACCCGAGAGTCTCAAGGTGATCCGCGAGATCCGCGGGAACCTTGTACTTAACCCCGGCCTGGAACGAGTAGTTGTTCCCGTATCCCCAGGTCATCATCTCGATGTCGGCGATCAGTCGCACGACGCGAGAGTTGTCCGCGGTGTCCACACCGATCTCGACGATCTCATCGATGACCTCAGAGGGGGCGTCGATCTTGGGGTCGCGGATCTCATTTTTCATTGCTTCTGCCTCGGCTGCCGCAATGGTGGACAACTCCTCCTGGCGGCGAGCCAGTTCGTCGGAGTTCTCTTTGATTGCCTTGGCGCGAGCGACGCCCGTGGCGTCGGTGGGCTTGGGTCGTGTTGTTGGCACGGTGTTAATTCTCCTTATGTTTTGCGCGAAGGGGCGGGACCTAAGCCCCGCCCCCACGCAGCGTTCTTTGGTGTTGCTTAGTTGGTGAGGGTCTTGACGATTGCGAGGTCGGTGATGATGCCCTGACCCCAGATCCCGTACCAGGCGATGGCATGTTCGCGGCCGAAATCGAGCACTCCGCCGTCGCGCAACTCAACCGGAAGGCTGATTGCGTGACCGAAGGCGTTGTCACCCACAGTGATCGCTTCGTAGACCGGTGCGCCTGCGGTGTCGCTGGACGAGAAGCCAGCATCCCACGGAGCCTTGCCACCCTTGGCCTGGCCGTTGCGAACCTGCGTCGTCTCAATGAAGACAACGTCGTAGAGGCGACCGATCTCGCCCAGCATGAAGTTACCCGGGGCCGCGTATTTCGTGACCTCGATGAACTCCGGAACGTCGCGAAGACGACGCGACTGGTGCGGATGGACGAAGCAGACGTACGTCTCGCCCAGGCGCGGGATGTTTCGGGACGCGAGGGTCTCGACGGCATCCTTGACCGCAGCCGTGGTGAGGTAGAAGTCCGCACCGGACGCGGTGACGTTGGGCTTGGTGCCCGCCGTGCCCGGGTTGTACCAGTCGTTGACGCCCGAGACGCCGGAACGGTCGTAGCCGTAGATCTGTGACGTGGCGCCACCGAGGGTGTCGCGCGACTGGTTGTCCAGGTACTGCGCCATGTTGCGGCCCAGGAGACGCGAGGCCGAGGCCATGACGTCGTCGAAGGACGCGTTGAGCAGCAACTCCGAAACCGCCACGGCGTAGCCGTGCTCGGCGACGGTGATCTGGATCTGCTCCGCCGTGAGGGCGCGCGTGGTCATGCGCACACCTTCAGTGAGCGGGGTGTTCTCAGGCGCCAGGTTGATGTAGCGCATGAAGTTGATCTGCAGGCCGGGGGCCACTCCGAGTTCAGTCTTCTTGCAATCTGTTACCTCTCCCCGAAGGGAGCGGGCCAGTCATTTCTGCTGGCCTCTAACGCTTTTCCATCGCGTTAGGTCGGACTATATCTTCACCTCCCGGTCTGGGAGGGCCTCGCGTGTAGTCTCTACGGACTCGCCGCTTGCGCGGATTGCCTCGGTATTCCCCGTTTCAGGTGGAGGGGTTCACCGATACAGCGAAGTGATTTGTCTACTCCTCACGGAGTAGAGCGGCCAAGGTCAGACCGCGAACTGCTCAAAGCGGAGGATCGGCATTGCCTGGAACAAGATCTCCTTGCTCCAGATGGTCTGGATCGCCTGCGTCAACTGGCTGTTGGTGCCAGAGTACGCAGTCGGGGCAGCGGCGAGATTGCCGGTGCCAGTAAGTCCGCTAGCCATACGCTAGTTTCCTTTCGGGAAGTGGGTTGTTGGGGGTGAACTAGCCGAACAGTCCACGTCCTCGGCTGGCGGCACTATCACCAAGCAGCCTTTGTCGGTTCTTCATGTAGTCAGCCATGCTCATTCCCCGAATGTCATCGGGGGTGTACGAACGGTTGTCCGGGTCGGTGTCCAGGGGTCCGGCTGCCGGTGCGGTTACCCGCGATCCGGCCATATCGCGACGTGCAGACTGCATGGCCTGCTGCGCCGACTCCAGGATGCGGGAAGACCGCTCCCGAAGATTCTCGATGCTGGCGTCGATGTCCTCGATCGAGGTTCCATCAACGAGGTCCAGGAGTTCGGGGATGATGCTGTCCCGCTCCTGCTCCAGACGCTGCTGGCGGTAGGCCTGCAACTCCTGGAAGCGCTTCTCAGTCTCAAGAAGCGCGAAAGCCTTCTCTCGCTCCAGTCGCTCGGCCTCAAGTTGATGCGCGAACTCCTGCTCCTTTTTTGCGAGGAGGTCACGGATCTCCATGTCCTCCTCGGCCTTGCGTCGAGCCTCAGCCTCTTCGGCCTGCCGCTGGGCAGACTCTGCTGCGTCTCGCTCTTCCTTCTCCCGCTTCAGTGCTGACAACTCCTCACGGAGTCGCTCGATCTGCGGGTAGACCTTGCTCTTCTCCTGCTCGCGCACCCGAGCGATGTCCTCTGCCGTGAAGACCTCATACTGCCTTTCGACAGAGTCCGTCTGGGGCTCCTGTGCGCTGTTCGCGGGGGAGGAAAGAGTAGGCGCCTCGGTCATGAGATTGCCCTCCTGGGCCTCGGCGACCGCGTCCTGAAACTGCTGCTCTGCATCCATGAATTACCTGTCCTAAGGTTTGTTGTCCGATTGCCCGGAGGGGGCGTGACACGAATGACGGCACGAAATGTGCTCTACCTACAGACAACTCCAGACAAGCCTGCGTGTCTCGCTAAAAAACTCAGGAGTCTGGATCGGTCATGCGGTGCTGCGGGATCTTCGTTCCGTACGCATCAGTGACCAATGCGTTGCGGATTTCGGTCTCCCCCACGATCTCGGCGACGTCCGTCTGGGTCTCCTGAGCCATCCCTGGGGGACCCTGCAGGCCGTCTCCCAGGACGTCGCCGTCGCCCATCATCATCGGATCCATCGGGGAGGCCATGCCGTCGGGTCCGGGCATCATGCCCGTGAGGTCCATGATCTCCTTGGCGATCTGGGTCCTGAGCAACTGCAGGGCCCCGTCGGCCTTGGCATCTTCCATCATCTCGGCCCGGATCTCGGCCAACTTCTCCTCGGGGAACTCCTCGCCCATGGTGCGAAGGGCGCCCTCCTTGCTTTCCAGGCCCATGCCCATCTTCATCTGGACCTCGTTGAGGACGATCAACTGATCCAGCGGGAGCGGCGGCGGGAAGTGGCAGAAGGAAACGTAGGTGATGGGATCCTGGGAATCGAGGGCGGTCAACTGCGTCGCCTTGATCGGCCCGTTTACCTCGGGGTTGTAGATGAAGGTCTCAGGCTCTTTGATCGCCACCGTGAGCATCACCAGTTCGTTGATCCGCTCGATGCCGGTTCCGTACTGTGCGATCTTCTGCGAGTACCGATTCATGAGGGGCTGGTACTGCATCGACAGGGCAACACCCGAGGTGTTTGAGATCGGCTGCACCTGGCCCAGGGCCGTCTCTGGGATGCCCATGATTTCGTGCATCGAGCGCTTGAGTACCTCCAGGTACTCCAAGGCTCCCTTGACGCCGTTACCGCCGCCCTCAAGATTGAACACCTGTGCGTCCTTGGGCAGGCCGCCCCAGACCTTCTTGGGGCCCTTCTCCAACTGGGACGCCTTCGCTCCGACGATGACCGTCACCGGGGCGGCGTGGTAGTTGATGATGTCGGCGATGTCGGTGGCAATCTCGTTGTACTGCCGGTTGATCGCGATGATGTCGTGAGCGTCTGACAGGCCCCATGGAGACCCCGACACCGGGATGTTGGGGATGTGGACGACAGGGATGGTTCCAATGGGGTTGGGCCGCTGGTCGATCAACTCGTCGTTGATGTACTCCTCGATCGTCTCGTCGGTGAGGATCTCCGTGTAGGTGAAGACCTGACGGGTTCCCTCAAGAGACGTTCCCCAAAAACGGTACTTCAATTTGAAGCGGAGAAGGCGATTGCGGTCGTGGGGATGGAACTCCGGGAAGCAGAACGAAGCGTTCAGCGGCAGGATGCGTACGCGGCCTGGATGACCTCGCCCTACTGAATCAACCCAGGGCTCTTCGTAGGCGACCTTGACGAAGCAGTCACCGGAGACGGCGCCCTGCTGGCCCATCTCCAGCAGAACCTTTTCCTTCTCGTTGTCCTGCTCCCAGACCCGCTCCAAGATGTCGGGCACGATGGCCTCGGTTGCCTTCGGTGAGCGGAAGTGAACGCCTCGGCCGAACGAGAAGCGATTGAGGAAGTCCACCATGGTCCGGTAGTAGTTCAGGACTACCTGGGGCTCACCCTGCTCACGGCGGTACGCGTAGTGGTGGCCCAGGTACATGGCCCAGTTGAGCGAGTATCTGTTCAAACGCGGGCCGTGGATCTCAAATTCCTCATCGGCAAGTTCGACGAGGCCCAGGGGGCTAATCGAGATCGTCAGGTCAGACGATGCCGCCCTATAGGACGGAGGAGAGAAGTCGATCGACATTCGTCGTTAACTCTCCCTCCAGTTGCTGACCGCGGCTGAGATCACTTCTTGGTGCTCTTCTTGCCGCTGCCCCGGTCCTTGGCCGCCTCGCGCTTCTTCTTTTCCGCAGTCACCCTCTTGGAGTCCACGAAGGTCCCACCATGCTGGGTGTACTGCTTCCTCACCCAGGTAGAAGCGGGGATGGAGGGCCAAGTCTTGAACTTGGACTTCGCCTGGGACACAAGCGAGTCCCAAAGACGCTGGTTACGGGGAACGTCGGCCATGTTCTTATCCTCGCAATGCCGTGTAGGTACTGTGATCGGAAACCTACACCGGCATCTGCGCGAAGAATGTGCTTAGTCGTCCACCACAGTCGGGTTCATGCGCTGGTAGCGCCCACCCGAGCGGATGTCCATCTCAAAGCGAAGTTCACCCGCGTTGGTGAAGGCGCCGTGAGCGAACTCTCCGAGGAACGTCGGAGCCTCGATCCACGCGGCGGAGCCGACGTGTGCGCGCTCGCGCAGGGTCTCCTCGGGGTACTTCTCAAAGACATTGCGGTTGCGATTGGGGCGACCCGGCGCGGCAATGTAGCCCTGCATGGCGCCGTTGACGAACTCCGAGGGGACGTCGGTGTCGGTGCCGATGCCCTCCTGGAAGCGCAGGGGACCGCGCTCACCCGGGGTAGCCGGGGAGAACTTCCGGTCGTACATCTGGGGGGCGCGCTCCGGGAACATGGGAGCGGGGCCGATAGTGGGAACTGACATTCAGACTCCTAGGGTGAGGTACCTCGGTAACCATGCTGGGCGCATTCGGGCCCGGTGTCATGGTTAACCTTCAGACCAGCCGTTTCCGGCCTTCAGGTGGTGCAGTTCCGCGACCTGCTTGCGGAGGTCGATAACCATCCGGTGGAGCGTGGCATTTTCTTCTCGCAGGGCGGCGATTTCCTGCCTTGCCTCTTCCAGTTCCGACCTCACTTCGC